TGAAATTTCTACTATGGCTGAGAATCATGCCCAAGAAATTGCTCTAGCTCAGATAGCTGTCAATCGAGAAGAAGCGAAGGGAAATTGGTTTCAAAGTTCGTGGCGTCCCGCATGTGCGTGGGTTTGTGTTTTAGGCTTTGCTATAAATTTTCTGGTTTCGCCATTGGCAGCGCCATTTGGTATCATTGTGCCGCAGGCTGACACAGGAACGATGCTTCCGGTTTTGATGGGAATGCTTGGATTAGCTGGAGCCAGATCGTACGACAAGGTTAAAAAGACAGCAAAATGAAAGAGTTAGTTGACTTAACTATTGGAGGGGTAAATAATATGTTAGACAAACTTAAAGATTGGGCAGGTTATGTTCCACCTTTTGTTTGGTACATACTGGTATTTATACTTGGGTATATTACTGGGTCCTTATAAATAACAAAAAGAGGCATCTCTATGGCCTTTACGAAAGAACCAGATTATGCAGGGTTACTTCCTTACTGTATAACGGAAAAAGAAACGGCCTATATAAAGACTCTCTCTGAGGGGAACTCTCAAGCTGCAGCAGCTCATGAACATGATGTTGCTAGACCTACAATAGCCGATACAATATATCGTGTTCGACTCCGAAAAAAGAAACAACAGTCGGGACAATCTACCCTTTACAATGAGGCTGGTTCCCCTGCAGCAACATGGGTTAAAGGTCAATCTCAAAAAGGGCAAAGAAGTACTCAGGAAGTAATTGATGATACAGTTTCCGCCTTTAATGAGAAGGTTAAAGCTAGGTCTGTAACCACTAAAGCTCCCAAAGTAAAAACCAAAGATCTTCTAGCTTGTATATGTATTGGAGATGCTCATCTAGGTATGCTTTCATGGGAGGAGAAAGCAAGGGAGGACTTTGATTTAAAGATAGGCTGCAAAGATTTAACCGATGCAGCTGATAGAATTATAGATGCTATCCCTTCTACACATGAAATATTAATAGCCCAACTTGGTGATTTCTATCATATAGATGATTCGTTAAACCAAACCCCCGCAAATAAAAACCCTCTCGATGCTGATTCCAGATTTTCTAAAATTATTAAATCCGGTATATATGTTCTCAGGTACTTTATAGAAAAAGCCTTGACAAAACATAAAATTGTGCGTGTTAGAAATGTCGCAGGTAATCACGACCCTCACTCCCATGTAGCATTAAGCTGTGCTTTAGCTACATTTTATGATTCTAATAAACGTGTGATTATTGAAGATTCTCCTAAAGCTATGTATTACTATAATTTTGGTAAAAATTTAATAGGTATTACACACGGGCATATGCCTAAACCTGATAAACTACCTTCTATTATGGCTGTAGATTGTCCTGAATGGGCTGAATGTGAGTATAAATATTGTTGGCATGGGCATATTCATACAAAGCGTAGTTTTGAAGATATGCAGGTTATTGTAGAATCATTTAGAACTTTATCTCCGGGTGACGCTTGGACAATAGATTCAGGGTATAGAGCTGGGAGGGAGATTCAAGCTATTATATTACATAAAGATTATGGTGAGGTGGAACGTCATACAGCTGGAATTAGGAGAGTGAGACATGAAAAGAAAGGGCTTTAAAACATGGCCCCTAATATGTGTGGAATGGTATGACCACTCAGGAGATGCGGGATGGGTAGACAATTTAGACGAGTTAGATGAAGCCCCAATAACATGTAAGACTGTAGGTTTTAAAGTAAAAGAGACCGAAACGTCTATCCACATTATGTCTACTATTACAGATGATGGAGGACAAGGTGGTAATAATGAAATTTTAAAAAGCTGTATAATTAAAGAGAAAGTTCTCAGGAAAAAGTTATGAGCTTATATGCTCTTATTATAGTGACTTTATGTTATATGATAACGTTTATTGATTTACTTACTAAAGGAAACTATCCTTTAGGGTTTATGTTTTTATTTTATGGATTATCTTGCATATGTTTAATGTTTTTAACGGATTTAAACAGGTAGGTGGATAATGGAAAATGACCCAATAGTGGATACACCCATTAATGGTCATTATCAAAAGTTCTTAGATTTTGAGGCTGATGAACTTGCCGAACGTATTGGAGTGAGTTGCCCCATAACAGCTATGTATACTAGCTGGGAGGAGTTACTTCAAGATTGGCATAGTCTTGGAATTAGTGTAACTTTTGATATAGATATACCAGAAGTATGACTAAATGGGTAATAGTACTTGTAATCTACTATGCAGGGAGTAGTGGAAGAGTAGATATTTTGCCATTAGAAAATATAATTTTTAATGGCGCAATGAAATGTAATGAGTATAGGCTTTCTAAGGAATTTCAAAATAAATTAAGAGAAAAGTATAAGGATATGAATGTAGCTTACGTAAAACCTGTATGTAAGTTAGTTAATTATATTGATGAAAGAATAGCTTTTCCCGAAAATAGTTATATTCCGGACGATGATTGGCCTATAGAGTATTTATTTAATCCTACAGGTCCTATAGACTTTACAGGAGAAATGAAATTTGAGGATGAAAGCTAGAATATGGCGTTAAAAACACTACAGTTTCAACCAGGTATTAATAGAGATAAAACTAATTACTCCGATCAAGGTGGGTGGTTCGATGGAGATATGATTAGATTTAGACAAGGATACCCAGAAAAAATTGGTGGGTGGCAGGTAGAAAACTTTAGTCCTTATAAGGGAACCGCTCGCAGCTTATATGCTTATGCTACTTCTGATGGTGCTGTAAATATTGGTGTTGGCACTAATACTAAAATGTATATCTGTGCGGGAACAAGCACAAATGATATAACACCTATAAGAGCTACTTTTACTTCCACTGATACAGATAATTGCTTTACTACCACAACTTCTGCTCCTACTACTGTAACGGTTAATATAGCTAGTCATGGCGCTACAGCAGGGGATTTTGTTACTTTTAGCGGGGCTACTGCTGTAGGTGGTATAGCCGCAGCAAATCTTAATTTAGAATTTGAAATACAAACAATAGTAGATTCAAATAATTTTACAATAACTACATCAGTTTCAGCTAGTTCAGGTGCTACAGGTGGGGGAACAGGTATTACAGCTGCTTTTCAGCTTAATATTGGTTCAGCTACAACTTCTGGGGGTTTAGGTTTTGGTACAGGTACTTTTGGTAGAGGTACTTTTGGTTCTAGTGTTGTGGCTCCTACTGTTGTAACTTCTCAATTAACCTTTCAAGATAATTTTAATAATGATTTAATATTTAATATATCGGAAGGTGATATATTCCATTGGACATATGAAAATACTTATAGTAATAGAGCTGTTAAATTAAACTCATTATCAGGTTCTAGAGCTGTTCCAGAACAAGTAACAAAAATACTTTTTGCCCCTAGCGGACATTTATTAGCTTTAGGATGTACTTCTTTTAACCCTACAACAACAGCTGGCGTTGGTATAACTAGTATTACTAGAGGGGGTACAGGTAATACAACAGCTACTTTAACCACAAGCGGCGCTCATGGATTATCTACACTTGATTATGTAACTGTTACTGGAACAGTGCCTAATCTTTTTTCCTTGACTTCACAAATTACTGTAACTGGCTCTACGACTTTTACATACACTATGCTTGCTGATCCAGGTGGTAATGCTACTACTGTAGGGAGTTATGTTAAAAATAGTTATGGAGGGACTTTAGACCCATTATTGGTAAGGTGGGCTAATGTAGACCCTACTATTGGACCTGAGCCGGAAGTTTGGGAACCAACCGCCACTAACACAGCTGGATTTTTACCAATTAAATCAGGTTCTGAAATTATAACTGGTATAAACGCACGGCAAGAAACATTAGTTTGGACTAATACAGCATTGACTTCATTACAATTTTTAGGGACTGGAGAAGTTTTTGGTCTAAATGAGATAAGTAATGAGATTGATATTATGGGTCCTAATGTAGTGGCTACTTCTAATAACAACGTATTTTGGATGGGTAATGATAAATTCTATGTATATTCAGGTCGAGTAGATACTTTACCTTGTACGCTAAAACAATTTGTTTTTGAAGATATTAGTAGAAACAAATCTGATACATTTTTTGCTGGTACTAATTCAGAATTTAATGAAATTATTTGGTTTTATGTTTCAGGTAGTTCTAATGAAATAGACCGATATGTTATTTTTAACCAAGAAGAAAAGATATGGTACTACGGGTCATTAGTTCGTACCGCGTGGATAGATTCAGGTGTTAATGAATTTCCTTTAGCTACAGATAATGGCAATCTATATAGTCATGAGAATGGTAATGATGATGGGCAAAGAGCTCCCACTGCTCCGGTAGCTATCAATTCATTTATTCAATCCGCAGATATGACTGTAGGAGATGGGGAAGAATTTGTTTTAACTAAACGAATTATACCAGATGTTAATTTTACAGACTCAGATGTAACTAGCACTACAGGAACTACGCTAACACCTGAAGTTCAAATGACTGTAGGGGTTAGAAATTTCCCAGGAGTAGCTTCCTCTACAACAGATGTTGCTGGTACTTCATTAGAAAGAAATGTTACTACTGCTACCGCTACTATTGATCAATATACTGATCAAGTATTTGTAAGAGCTAGAGGTAGACAAATGAATTTTAAAATAGGATCGACAGGAGTAGGAGTTCAATGGCAGTTGGGGTCTCCACGTGTTGATTTTAAACCTGATGGAAGGAGAGGATAGTGGCTGATATAAATACAACAAAAGCTCCTAATTTGGTTATTCCTACAGAGGAGTATTCTCAATCCAACCAAAATCAATTTACTAATCAGTTACGTATTTATTTTAATTCTGTAGATGAATCTACAGTAAAGCAAAACACAGCTATTCTGAGTAATAATGTTTTATATTGGATAGGTAATTAGTATGGCTTTTCAAGATATTACAGGTATTAAAATAGCTCAAGTTGCTTTAACTACAAGTTTTGATACATATTATACAACACCTAGTGATACTCGCACTTATGTTAAAGATATAACTGTATCTAATACCACTGCTGGCGCTTTAAATCTTTTTGTGTGTTTAGTGCCAGATGGAGGTTCAGCTGGAAGTACAAATGCATTAATATATACTAAACAAGTAGCTGCTAATGATATTTACCAATGGACTGGTCTTCAAATCATGGAAGCAGGGGGTACATTACAAGCTAAAGGTAGTGGTACTGGATTAACGATAAACGTTTCAGGGGCAAATGCAGTTGAGTAATATGTTGTGGACAATATTGATTTTGACTTCATAAAAGAAAATGAAGGCTTTGAATTACAGGGTTACGTACCTGTAGATAAGAATAATAAGCCATTAGGACATTCAGGAGTAACTATAGCTTCTGGGTTTGATTTAGGTCAAAGATGCCCTAAAGATATAAGAAGTCTTGATAAAGAATTGAAAAATAAGCTATTTCCTTATTTAGGTTTACAAGGAAAAGAAGCTTTAGAAGTAGCTCACAATCTATGTATTAGTGAAGAAGAAGGTAATAAAATTAATAACTTTGCTAAAAGACAAGAAATTGGTAGGCTACAAGAAAGATGGTATGATACAACTGGCTCTAAATTTGAATTACTGCCACAAAATAAAGCTACAGTAATTGCTTCTGTGGCTTTTCAGTATGGGAATTTAAAGCTAAAAACACCCAAATTCTGGGCGCAAATCACTTCCGATGATTGGGAAGCTGCATACAACAATCTTTTAGATTTTGGGGATCGTTATCCTTCCAGAAGAAAAAGAGAAGCTGAGTATTTAAAAACACATGAAATTACAACCCGTTTTAAAAAACGAAAAATGGTATAAAGGAAACACAATATGAACGACCCACGCTTACAGGCAGAAGGATTAGCGCAATTTGGTAGACACGGAGATTCCATGCTCATGCATGTTAATCCCGAAGAAGTACAAGGGCTTCAAGCATTAGCTCAAGCTAACGGCACATCACTTACTACTAATCCATACACGGGTCAACCAGAAGCTTTTAATTTTGATAAGAATAGTCCACAACAACGTAGATTAGCTGGTGAGGGAGATCCTGAAACTGAAATAGGAGAAGAAACTGCAAAGTCAGATGCAGTTTTATCTTTTGTTGGTAAGATAGCTAATTTATTTAATAGGCAAGGTATTAAACCTAAAGTACATGATGTAGGTTCTGGTCTTCCTAATAAAAAAGGAATTATTCCTACAGAACAAAAATTAAAAGGAGATGCTGATATAGATCTTACTATGTCTGAACTTCCTTTAAATATTGAAAAAGTTAGGAGACGTTTTAAAGGAAAGAAAAGTCCTTATGTTCGTTCAAATGAAGTACCAACAGGTGATAAAAATATTGTTAGTATGTCCAATATTGTAGGACGCTATACAGATCGTACTTTATTAAGTGCTGTACTTGATAAAAATGCAAGATATTTAGATCCAGAAAAAGGTGTATTAGTTGTTAATGTAGGAAAACAAGCAACAAGAAAAATGGGTGATGAAGTATTAGAAACACCTACTAATCCTAGAGCAGGAATAGAAAAAAGAAAAGGTGAATTAAGTAAAGAATTTATAGAAACAGTTGAAGAGTTACCTCCTGATAAACAAGGTCAAATAAAAACTAAAGTAATTAAAGATGAAAAAGTAGGATTAAATGAAGATGATCTTAAAAAATTACTTAGCAATAAATTTGTTAATGTAAAAAAACATAAAGTTAAAGGTGAAACAGTTTTTACAGCTATGGAACCAAGAAAATTTACAGGTGGTAGAAAAGCTGATTTCTTAAAACCTAAAGGATTTTTTCATACAATCTTTTCTTTTAGAAAAAATTGGACTGATTCTGATCTTGGAATGCCTAAAGAATTAGATTATTATGCAGGAGCAAAAAAGAATTCTGTTAAAAAAAGTGTTAGACGAATACAACAAGTTTTAAATAAACGATTCCAACCTGCTGTAGAAAAGTTTTGGTCAAGTAAAATATTAAATCCTGCTAATAAAGATAATCGTTATTGGAAAAATTTTTCAGAAGCAGAACAAATAGAAGCAAATAGATTAGCTGATGATTTTTTACGTAATGATATTTCTCCAAATGATATTCAAAGAATTCCTCAAGAAGTTAGAAGTGAACTTGTTGCTATGCGAAAAGAAATAACAGATTTACAAATAAGATTAGAAGAAAGTGGATATATAGAAAAAGGTTCTGATCTTATGACACAAATTCAATCTTCTCGTGGAAAAGGAAATTTTTTAGGTTTACCTGAATTATATTTAAATAGACAATATGAAATTTTTGATAATGCTGCTCCATGGATAAAAAAAGTATTAGCTTCTCAAGGAGATCCTGAA